CCTCGCTCGCAGTGTGTACGCATCCACAGAGGGTGACTGTGACGGAGGGCCACAACCGCAGGTCAGGGCTTGATCAGACAATGTGACAGAAAGTCACAAAGGCAAGATCTCCGAACGTGACACAGAGTGAACAGGACGGCAGTTACTCATGGTGACAATGACTCGGACCAAAGTCTGTCTGGAGTGTGGCGACCAGTTTCAGGTAGGCCCGGGTCATCAGGATTACCGGGCTCAACTATGCGGGGCGGAGTGTCGAAGGACCCGGGCTCTAAGAATGAACTTCGTGTACAACGCGGCACGTCCTGAACGATCTCTTGCGCACGTTTGTCGTAGCTGCGAGGTGCTGATCCCTATGAATCGGCGTGCATGTGATCAATGCATGACGGACACACGGAAGTTGCGGAAGAAGCGAGATCGCGCCAGACACAAGGCCAGACTTCGAGCGATAGCGCGTGAGCTGTATAGCTTGCACGAGATAGCCACACGTGATCATCATCTGTGCGGGCTGTGTGGGCTCAAGGTCAACATGGCGCTGGTGGTCCCTGACCTCGGAGCGCCTACGATCGACCACATCGTCCCTATGGCTAAGGGCGGGGACGATACGAAGATCAATGTCCAGCTGGCCCACTTTTCGTGCAACTCACGGAAGGGTCACAGGGCGTAAGGAGGAAGATCGTGGACATCGTTATCTTGATCCTTCTGGTCGGCGCGGCGATCATGTTCGGGCTCGCGGCGCTGCGCGTCGGCTCTGCGAAGGTGGAGCTGGTGGCGCTGGGGCTCCTGCTCTGGGTCCTGGTTCCCCTGCTCCTGCAGATCGACGGACTACGGTAGATCACCATGGCTTATCCGAAGATCAACCCCCAGCGCCGTAACGCGCGCGTCGGTCCGCTGGTCCTTCCGGCCGAAGGACGCTCCGGCCTTGCTCCGGCCTGGCCACTCCCAGATCCGGCCAGTCCTGAAGAGACCGTGGCATGGGATCAGCTCTGGTCCACTCCTCAGGCCGTTGCCTGGGAGAAGCTGGGCTGGACACGGACCGTGGCGCGCTACTGCCGGATCATGGTCGAAGCGGAGCGGCCGGGAGCCAAGGGGGACATCCGGGGCGCTGCCACCTCCATGGAAGACCGGCTGGGCCTTACTCCGAAGGCAATGCGGCTCCTGCTCTGGGCCATCGCCGAAGACGAGAACGCATCCGAGAACTCCGTGACCCTGCTCCCGGTCCGGCGGAATATCAAGGCGGTGTGATCATGCTGGCCCTGGCCAATGTGCTGCTCCGGCGGGTCGGCCTGATGATCGTCCCCAGGCCGTACTCTTCAGCGAAGATGCTCCGGGAACACGCGAACATCGGGGAGTCCTTCCATCCCTCCCATGGTGGCTTGACCGTGCGATGGATGCGTGACGTAGCGGACCGGATGACGGGGGAGTAATGCCCTGGAGGGGACCGACGGAGCTCCGGCCCTTCCCGACCCTGGGCGATCAGGTGGGCCAGTGGATAGAGGCACATCTGGTGGTCGGGGACGGCTATCTCAAGGGCCAGCCGTACCGGCTCACGGACGAGATGTGGCGGTTTCTCTTCCGCAACTACCAGCTGGTTCCCGACGCTGCTCCGTGGCCGTCCGACTTCACGTTCCAGCACACGGGCGCTCAACTCAGACGCAGCCAGAAATGGGGCAAGGATCCGTTCGGCGCTGCCATCGGCTGGGCCGAAGCCCTGGGGCCGACCCGGTTTGACGGCTGGGACGCCCATGGGGATCCGGTCGGCGCTCCCTACCCGACTCCACTGATCGCCTGTCTGGGGACGTCTGAGGAACAGACGGCGAACACCTACCGGCCGTTCATGGCCATGGCCCAAGAGGGTCCACTGATCAACACCCCCAATCTGGACGTTGGGATCACTCGGACGGTCCTGCCCGGTGGCGGACAGGTGGATCCGGTGACCTGCAGCATGAAAGCACGGCTGGGCGCTCCGATGACCATGGCGATCATCACGGAGACCCATCTGTTCACTCTCCAGGGCGGATACCGGGGCGTGGCCGGGGCCGTGAAGCGGAACGTCACCGGGATGGACGGCCGGTGGATCGAGCTGACCAACGGATGGGATCCGACAGAGGCCAGCGAGGCACAGAACACGGCGGAGTCCGGCGACCCTTCCGTGTACGTGGACAGCGTGGAGTCCATCCGTGTGGAGAACCTGGAGGACGACGAAGAACTGTATGCGGAGCTGCTCCGGCAGTACGGCGATTCCGCGCGTGAGAAGGGCGGCTGGGTCAACGTCCGGGGCCGGATCATGCCAGCCTGCCGTTCGAAGATCCATATTGAGTCCGATCGACGCCGGTACTTCCTCAACGAGATCGTTGTGGGCATGTCGGCCTTCGTCCAGCCGGAGCGCTGGGACGCACAGGCCAGGGACGACGATCCCCTGCAGCCAGGTGACGTGATCGCGCTGGGCTTCGACGGCTCGAAGAAGCGGGACGCCACGGCCTTGATCGCCGAACGGCTCCGGGACCGGCGTCTCTTCCCGATCAAGATCTGGGAACGGCCGAAGGACGCGGGTCCTGACTGGCAGATTCCCGGGCTGGAGGTGGACCGGGCCGTCAAGGACGTCTTCGAGGCCTACCAGGTCACGGTGATGTTCGCGGACCCCTACCGGTACCAGGACTATCTTGACGCGTGGTCGGCGAAGTGGCCGGACAAGATCGTCATGTTCCCCACGAACGTGGAGATCAGGATGGATCGGGCGATCGAGCGGTTCATGACGTCGCTGGGCAACGCGGAGATCACGCATGATGGAGACGCACAGTTCAAGCGGCACATGCTCAATGCCGTCGTGACCAAGGGGAGCCGGAAGAAGCCCAGGCCGGGAGACGAAGAATTGCAGACCTACTATCTCAAACTGGCGAAGAAGTCCGACGGACGATGGATAGACGGCGCGGTCGGCGGGGTGCTGGCTCACGAAGCAGGGGCCTACTCGATCGAGCATGGCCTACAGCCCAAGAAACGGCCCAGGCCTATGGTGGTGTTCAGATGACCACTGAAGGGCATCGCCGTAAGGTGGGCATGGGTCCGGTGATCGTCGCTCTGGTCGGCGCGGTGCTGGTGGCCGTCGGCGCTACCCTGTGGTCAGTTCCGGCTGGTTTCATCATCGTGGGGATCGAGTCGATCATTACCGCGTACCTGCTGGCGTATTGGAGGGCTAGAACGTGAAGCTTCTGGACAGCCTCTTCCCTCCACGCGAACTCAAGCGGTACACACCTCCCCCATGGATGAATCAGTACCTGTCCGGCGACATGATGGGACCGGTCGGCTACGTCATGTCCTACGGCATGGACCGGGCCGAACAGATCGGGCCGTCCTTCGAGTCGTACGTCTTGAACGGCCTGGGCGGCAACGGGGTCGTCTGGAGCATTGAGCGCGTCCGTCTGGCCGTCTTCACAGAGGCCAGGTTCCTCTACCAGCGGTTCCGGAAGGGACGGCCGGGAGATCTGTACGGGTCACCGGACCTGGCCCTCCTGGAACGTCCCTGGGCTGGAGGATGTACCGGGGATCTGCTGGCGCGCATGATCCTTGACGTGGACATGGCCGGTAACTTCTTCGGCGTGGAGCTGGACGGGGAGATCGTCAGGCTCCGGCCGGACTGGGTAGAGATCGCGCTCACGGAGCGCTGGGCCGTCCAGAACGGGGAGCTTGTCCAGGTCGGATGGAAGAGACTCGGTTATCTGTATTACGAGGGCGGCCGGACCGGCGCGCGTCCCGCTGTCTTCCTGCCGGAAGAGATGATCCACTTCGCTCCCAATCCGGATCCTCTGGCGTCCTGGCGGGGGATGTCCTGGCTCACGCCGGTCGTACGGGAGATCATGGCCGATACCCAGGCCACGAAGCACAAACTGAAGTTCTTCGAGAACGCGGCCACGCCCAACATCGCCGTGTCCCTCCCCAAGGAGATCCCGCCGGAGGAATTCGAAGACTTCGTGGACGTCATGGACGCCAAGCACAAGGGAGCGGACAACGCGTACCGGACGATGTACACCGGGGGCGGCGCGGATGTGACCGTGGTCGGCGCGGACATGCGACAGATCGACTTCAAGATCACTCAAGGTGCGGGCGAATCCAGGCTGGCTTCGGCCGGAGGGATTCACCCTGCCATCGTCGGTCTGTCCGAAGGTCTGCAGGGCTCCAGCCTCAACGCCGGTAACTTCGGAGCGGCGCGGCGGCTGGTGGCCGACGCGACCATGAGGCCACTCTGGCGGAACGCGGCCGGAAGCCTGGAGATCATCACCGGGTACGCGGCCGACTCCCGTCTCTGGTACGACACGCGCGATGTGGCGTTCCTCCGTGAGGACGCCAAGGATCGGGCGGAGATCACTCAAATCCAGATGAACACCATCGCGAACTCCGTCAAGGAAGGGTTCGAACCGGCGTCGGCCATCGCAGCGACGATCAACAACGATCCGGACCTGCTGGTTCACACGGGTAACCTCTCCGTCCAGCTGCAGCCCGCTGGCGGACCCCAGGACATCCCCACGGCGGAGAAGACGGCGCGGTCCGTGGGGGAGCTGCTTCAGAAGCTGTACCTTGGCGTCGGGGTCGTGATCACTGCCGAAGAAGCGCGCGACCTTCTCAACGACGCTGGCGCGGGTCTTTCGGGTGACCTTCCCCTGCCGGAGCCTGCTCCAGCGCCACCAGCGATCTCCGCTCCCAAGATCCCGGAGCTCACCGCTCCATCACAGAACGGTAACGGAGGCGGTTGACCATGGCCGAAGACGCAATTCTCTACTCCCGGAGTTTCGTGCTGTCCGGGATCGACATCCTGAGAGCAGCGGACGGCCACGGCGACGGCCGGACGGTAGAGGCGTACGCGGCCGTCTTCGACGTCCCCACGGAGATCACGGACGGCCAGGGCCATTACCTGGAGGTGATCGACCGGACGGCGTTCAAGCGGACGCTGTCCCACGGGATCGATACCGTCGGGGTGTTCTATCACCACGGGCTGACCCTCCACGGCACTCCCAGTGACCTGGGGAGCGTTCCGATCGGCTCCCCGCTGGACATCTCGCCGGACGGGCGCGGGCTCCGCACCGTGACGCGGTTCAACCGTTCAGACCTGGCTGACGCTGTCCTGGAGGCGATCAGGGCCGGAGACGTGAAGGGGTACAGCTTCCGGGGCAAGATCTACAAGTCCAACCCCACCAGGGTTCCGAAGGTCACCCAGAGTGGCGGACTCCCCACGATCACCCGCACGGAGCTGGGCCTTCTGGAGTACGGGCCGACTCCGACACCGGCCTACCGGGATGCCGGGATCCTGGCCATCCGGAGTGAGCTGGGGGAGGTGAAGGAACTACTCACCGCAATGAGGGGTACTATCGAGCCGTCCACTCCTGACGATCAAGGTCAGGACCCGGACGACCAGGACACTCCCGATCTGGGACCCGTCGGCACGGCTTCGCGCCAAGCGCACGCCGATGCCCAGGCCCTGCTTCGCTTCAGAAGCAAGATCAGGGAAAGAGGTCTCTGATGGGTAAGAAGAAGTCCCAGATCATCGCGGATGAAATGGATCTTCTCCGCGCTGAGATCAAGGTGATCGAGGACAACGACGAAGCCACTCCAGACGAGATCAGCCGGGGTAACACCCTGCTGGAGGAGTGGGACACCAAGAAGACGGACCTGGCGCACTGGCAGGAACACGAGAAGCGCGTGGACGAAGTCCTTCGTCACCAGCGCGTTACCGAGCCCCAGTCTCCGGCGTCCGAGCGGCGCGGACCCGAGGTCATGATCAAGAAGGACCCCTGGGAAACCGGGACCGAACTGATCCGGAGCCTCTGGAGCCACGGATCTTTCGATGAGAAGGACACCATCTCCCGGGCGCTGGGAGCCGTGGAGAACGGCCCCAGGCATCTGAAGGACGACGCCAAGGAGAAGCTGGATGACCTGCTTCACCTGGACAACCGTCACGCTCCCCTGATCGCGCGTCACGTCCTGCTGACCGGCTCGCCGGAGTATCACGACCAGTTCCGGGAGTACGTGGCCAGCCGTGGCACCTACGTCGGGGAAGCGCTGCGTGCGGCCATGTCCCTGACCGATGCCAACGGCGGTTACCTGGTCCCGTTCACCCTGGACCCGACGATCATCCTGACCAACGCCGGAGCGGCGAACCCCTTCCGGCAGATCAGCACGATCAAGACGATCGCCACCGACACGTGGAACGGCGTCACCTCCGCTGGCGTTTCGGCGGAGTGGACTGCTGAAGGTGTCCAGGCGGCCGACGCGTCCCCGACGCTGGCCCAGCCCACGATCACGCCGAAGAAGGCGGACGCGTGGGTGTTCGGTTCCTACGAAGTCCTGGCTGACTCCGGCTTCGCGGCCGAACTGGGCAGGCTGCTGGCCGACGCCAAGGATCGGCTGGAGGCGGACGCGTTCGCGGTCGCCAACACCGGGGCCACCATTCCGCGCGGTGTGATCGCGGCTGTCGCTGCCGTGACCGCGTCGATCGTCACCAGCGCCACCACGGGGGCTCTCGTGGTCGGGGACATCTACAACACCTCGGACGCGCTCCGGCCCCGTGATGCCGCACAGGCTTCGTGGGCGGCGAACAAGAAGATCTATTCCAAGATCCGTCAGTTCGACACTGCCGGAGGGTCCGCGTTCTGGGCCAACCTCGGAATGGGCGTCCCGAACCTCCTGCTGGGCCAGCCTCAGTACGAAGCCTCCAGCATGGGCGCTGTCGTGACCACGGGCGGCAACGTCCTGCTGGCCGGGAACTTCGCGGAGTTCTACATCATCGACCGGGTGGGGATGTCCGTGATCTACGACCCCATGGTCAAGTCCACCGGCAACGGCCGTCCCACGGGTCAGGGCGGATGGTACGCCTTCTGGCGCGTCGGCTCCGACGTCGTGGACCCTGCGGCCTTCCGGCTGCTCCAGCTCAACCAGGTGGCAGCGGCAACCGCGCTCGCCTGATCGTCGGGGGTGGTCTCCCTTCCGGCTGGTAGCGTGAACGCCAGTCAGAAGGGAGATCCATCCATGGCCCGTTACCGCAACCAAAGCGGCGTAGTGGTCGAAGCGATCAAGAATGAGGGCGACTGGCCCAAGATCCTGGCGTTCCTGGACGAAACCGGACTGTCGGCCATCCCGATGTTCGGGCACCCTCCACTCACCCGGGAGCAGGACGGAACACTGATCATCTGGGACATCAACACGCCGGTACCCGTGGGGGACTGGCTGTTCATGACCCTCCCCATGAGGCAGCTTTACGCTTTCACTGACTCGGACTTCCACGGGACGTTCGAGCTGATCGAGAAAGACGAGAAGTGACAAGATCTCCAGATGAGAAGGTAGTGATCGGCTACCTTCACCCGGGCATGGTCCACGCGGCGTTCATGGAATCCGTGCTGGACATGCTGGTGTACGACGTGGCCTATCACCGTCGGATCGTGGACGGGGGCGGACGTCTGGCCCTCATGGCGGGGTCCAACCTCGCTGCTCCCCGCAACTCACTCGTGAAGCGGTTCCTGGCCTACGGTCAGGCCGACTGGCTGTTCATGGTGGACACGGACATGACGTTTCCGCCGGACACGGTGGAACGTCTGCTGGAGTTCGCGGACCCGGAGACGGCTCCGATCGTCGGGGGCCTCTGCTTCGGCTTCGATGACCAGGCCAACATTCAGCCCACTCTGTTCGGGCTGCTCGGGGACGACGAACACCCGGAGGTGATCAGATATCACGAGTGGCCACCCGACTCCATGTTCCAGATCGCGGCCACGGGCGGCGCGTGCCTGATGATCCACAAGTCCGTGTTCAAGAAGATCCAGAACGTGAAGATCCCACGGCGCAACGGCAAGCGCGGATTCAACGACGCGTTTCCGTGGTTCCAAGAGGTCGAACACGACGGCCAGCCGGTCAGCGAGGACATCACCTTCTGCTGGCGCGCTGGCCTGGCGGGGATCCCCGTGTTCGTGAACACCTCCGTCCAGCTGGGGCACATCAAACTTCGTGAGCTCACGATGGACGCCTACCTCTCCCAGCGCCACCTTCTGCAGGACCGGAGCAGGGCGGCCGTCCTGGAGTACGCGGGGGAGCCCGATGCCTGATCTCGTGGTCATCATCCCCTCCCGTGGTCGGCCGGGCGCGGTCACGGAGATCATTGAGTCCTTCCTGGAGACCTGCAGAGAGAACACCTCGATCATCTTCGCCGTGGACGACGATGACCCGTGTCAGGAGACCTACAGCACGGCCGTGCGAGAGAACATCTACATCGGGGAAGTTGACCCCGACGGCTGGCGAACCTGGGAGCGTCGGGACAAGACGATCAACGCTGGCGTGTGCGTGGTGGACAACCCCACGAACATGGTCGGCGCTCTGAACCGGACAGCGGCGTACGTCCTGGACAACGCCATGGACAACCCGAAGGCCATCGGATTCATGGGCGACGATCACCGGCCCCGGACGATCGGATGGGACACGGCCTACCTGGAGACGCTCAGGGCCAAACCTGGCTTCGTCTACGGCAACGACCTTCACCAGGGCCGGAGGATCCCGACTCAGGTGGCGATCTCGGCCCCGGTCGTCAGGGCGCTGGGCCACATGGCCCCGGACGTACTCACCCACCTTTACGTTGACGACTACTGGAAGAACCTGGGGACGTCGGCCGGGTGCTTGACCTACCTCCCGGAGATCGTGGTGGAACACTGCCATCCGGCCGCCGGTAAGGCCGGGTGGGATCCGGGGTACGCCAGGGTCAACGACCCCGAGATGTACGCCAAGGATGGGACGGCCATCCGGGAGTACTGGGACGCTCACGGATCACGGGATATCCGTCTCGTGATGAACGCGATCAGCAAGGAGATCGGCAATGGCGATCAGCACGTTTGACGGGTGGGTGGGGGAAGTCCTGCTTCGAGCCGGAGACGAGTACTCCGACGATCACCCGCTGGTGAAGGATCGGCCGGAGATGTTCGACGTGGAGCAGGGGCCGGAGGATGACGCGTTCCCAGGTCCGTCTGTTTCCGGTCCATCCACCCCTGAAGCTCCGGCGCGGAAGAAGCCGGGACCGAAGCCGGGCACCCCCAGGACGAAGCGTGAGACTTGATCAGGAGCTCCTGACATGACTCGTCTACGGCTACGACCGGCGTACCTCACGAATGAACTCAGCTCCGTCTACGGCCATCCCTACGGACACCGGCAATGGCAGGACCACCGGCTCCGGGTGGCCGTCACGCTGGAGGTCGCACAGTGGGCGGCCCGTCTCGGGGGCTTGACCTCGGGGGCGGACCTGTCCGCCGGAGATGGAACCGTGCTCTCCGGGGTCCGGCTCACGCGGAAGGTCTTCGGGGACCTGACCGGACAGTGGGACATCTCCGGCCGGATCGAAGACACCCTTCCCCAGCTGGAGCCGGTGGATCTCTACGTCTGTACGGAGACCCTGGAGCATCTGGACGACCCCGACCAGGTCCTGAAGATCATCCGGGAGAAGGCAAAGGTGTTGCTCCTGTCCACCCCCGTCGGGGCGTGGCAGGACAAGAATCCGGAACACTACTGGGCCTGGGGCAAAGAGGACGTCGAAGCCATGCTGAACCAGGCTGGTTTCAGCGTCTTCACGTACGTCACGGTGGATCTCCGGGCGCTGGGGCCGGAATACTACGAATTCGGGATCTGGGTGTGCCAGTGAGCGAGTGGAGATTCTTCGAGGGGGATATCCCGCACGTGTCCACGGCTGAGTTCCACGCGGACCGGGAGCGGGCTCAGCATCTGGAACAGCCTCACCACAAGCCCAGGCTGTACCGGGCGGCCGAACTGGTGATGCTGGCCTTCCATCAGGTCCGGCTGGGGACCGTATCCGATCTCGGATGTGGCGACGGCGGTCTTCTGTCTCTGCTCCAGGACAATCACGGGATCAAATGCTGGGGGTACGACTTCGCTCCGGCGAACACGGCCGGTTGGGTGGAGCGCGGCATATCTGCCCAGGGCCTGGACGTCTTCGGGGCCGACCGGAAGAACATCCGGTTCGGGGATCTCACCGTGGTCACGGAGGTACTGGAGCACATCGCCGATCCACACGGCGCGGTCCGGTGGATCGGAGAGAACTCGAAGTGGATCGTGGCTTCGTCTCCGTACGTGGAAGGGCCATGGGGACACGACGAATGCCACGCTTGGGCCTGGGATCCGGCTGGGTACCGGGCCTTGATCGAACAGGGGGGATTCCAGATCATCGAACACAACGATCTCAACCCGTTCCAGCTGATCCTTGGGCGGCGGGCCGAATGAAGACAGCGCTGGTGACGGGATCGTCCGGCTTCGTCGGCCGTCACTTCGTCAAGGAGCTCAACCGGCGCGGCTGGCGCGTCGTCCGCTGCGATATCAAAGATCAGAACCAGCGGGACGTCATGGAGCTGGCCAGGGCCAATCAGATGACGTACGACCTGGTGGTCCACTGTGCGGCACGAAACCCGCACCGTAAGGCGATCGACACCCAACCGGCGGCCATGGTCTACAACCAGATGCTGGACGCGGTCATCTTCGAGTGGGCGATCAGATCTCGGCCCAAGCACATGATCTACCTGTCCTCCAGCGCGGTCTATCCGGTCGGCCTGCAGACGCCACGGGCGTTTCACTACCGGATGTCAGAGAAGGACGCGGACACGTCCCTGATCACTACCGACCTTCTGAAGGTGCTGGGCAGCATGGCCGACCTGCAGCCGGACGGGATCTACGGGAAGATCAAGCGGACCGGCGAAGGTCTGGCCCTGCAGCTGCAGGACGCCGGAGTGAAGGTCCACGTCGTCCGTCCCTTCAGTGGCTACGGAGAGGACCAGGCCACTGACTATCCGTTCGGGCGCTTCGCCGAACAGATCAACGCCGGATACCCGGTGATCCGGCTCTGGGGCGACGGCCACCAGGTACGGGACTGGGTCCACGTGGACGACGTCGTCAACGGCGCACTGGCCATGGTGGACGCGGAGATCTCCGCTCCGCACAACCTCTGTACCGGCGTCGGCACGAACATGATGACCCTGATCGCCAAGATGGCGAAAGAGGCCGGGTACGTGCCACGGCTGGAGTTCGTGAAGGGACCTACCGGCGTGGCCGTCCGCGTCGGGGATCCCGGACGCATGGAGCAGGTCTATACGCCTAAGATCAGTCTTGACGAAGGCGTGTTCCGCGCGATCAGAAAGAGGTGACCGGATGGCCAGAGAGCGTGTGAGCGTCATTGATCGGATCTCTGACAAGTTCCTGGTCGGTGACGGTTGCTGGACTTGGACGGCTTCACTGGACAGTCATGGGTACGGGCAGATCAACTCTGGCGGTAGGGGTAAACCCCTGCCTGCCCATCGGGTGGTTTACGAAATGATCAATGGGCCGGTGCCTGTTGGCCTAGATCTTGATCATTTGTGTCGTAACACGGTGTGCGTACGGCCGGATCATCTGGAGCCTGTCACCCGGGCGGAGAATATCCGCAGGGGTGAAGCTGGTCAGGTACATAAGGCACGCATGGCGTTGCTCACCCATTGCAAACACGGCCACGAGTTCACCCCTGCCAACACCTACACGGGTAAGAATGCCAACGGCAACCCTCGAAGGGTGTGCCGGAAGTGCAAGGCGATCCGAGAGCGGGCGCGTCATGCTGGGTGATCCTTATGCCACTCTGGCCCAGCTGAAGGACCGGCTGGGTATCGGCGTGTCGGACACGACCGACGATCTCACGCTGAACGATGCCCTGTCCGGCGCGTCAAGCGGGATCGAGGCCTGCTGTAACCGGCAGTTCAACGACGCCGGTACGGAGTCGGCGCGGGTCTTCTATCCGATCTCCAGCCGGATCGTGCGCACGAACGATTTCCAGAGCACGGCCGGGCTGGTGGTCGCCACCGACCCGGGGGAGGACGCGACCTACGAGATCATCGGGACGTCGGCCAGCTTCGAACTGAAGCCTCTGAACGGGGTCGTCCACGGCCAGGCCGGATGGCCGTACAACAAGATCGTGGCCGTCGGCAGGACCGGGTTCTACTTCCCCTGTACCGGCCGGGCTTCGGTCAAGGTCACCGCGCGCTGGGGGTGGGCGGCCGTACCCTCCCCGATCAAGCTCGCGACACTGATCCTGGCCGAAGACCTGGCGAAGCTCAAAGATCTCCCGTTCGGCTCCGGCGGGTATGGGGAATGGGGCCGGATCAAGGCCCGGGAGAACCCCAACGTCCTGCTCCGGATCACTCCGTACATGCGCTCCCCGGTACTGGTGGCCTGACGTGGCGACCCCGACGATCCTGGAAGTCATGCGGGCGATCGAGTCCGCGCTTGACGACATCTCCGGACTCCGGACGACGGAGTTCATCAAAGACCAGATGTCGCCACCGTTCGCCATGGTCGGCGTACCGGAGATCACGGACTATCACGGGGCGTTCAAATCGGGGATGATGACGATCTCCCCCCGGGTGTACGTCTTCGTGTCGTCCGTCGTGGACCGGATCGGACAGACGAACCTGGCCAACTACGCGAACCCCACGGGTGCCCAGTCGATCAAGGCTGCTCTGGAGGCTGACAACACTCTGGGGGGTGTGGTCTCTCAGGTCGTGGTCAAGTCCTTCCGGCCTCTGGGCGCGGAAGAGATGGGCGCGCTGGGATACTACGGCGGGGTGTTCGATCTGTTCGTCGTCGCCACGGGGAACTAGAAAGGGGCTGGGAATGGAAGAGACGTATACGGTGTGTGGAGGTCTGCAGGTGGCCGGGAAGGGACCGGGTGAGACGGTGACCCGGAAAGAGCTGGAAGATCTTCACGTCAATGACGAGAATCTCCAGTCCCTGATCGGCGCGGGCCTGATCGAACTGGACAAGAAGCCGGTCAAGACCACGGCGAAGACCAAGACGGGGGAGTGATCCCATGGCCCCGGTAGTCCTCACTGACTGCGTTGCCTGGGTCGGAGGGTACGACTTCACCACCGACTCCAACACCATGACTCTTGACGTCGGGGTGGACGACCAGGACGCCACCGTGTTCGGTCAAGCCGGGTGGAAGAGTCGCGCGGGCGGCCTGAAGCAGGTGACCTCGGACTTGAAGGGCCTCTGGCAGTCCGCTACGTCCCTGGCTCCGGACCCTCAGGCCTTTACCGCCCTGGGAGTGGCGGACATAGGCCACACCTTCGCTCCGACGTCCACAGAGGGCAGCACGGCCTACTTCTATCAGGGGATGCCGCTGTCCTATGACCTGTTCGGCGCGGTCGGGGAACTGGCCCCGTTCAGTGTGAAGTCGTCCGGCTCCAACTATGCCGGAGCCATCCGGGGCATGGTCACTCCAGCCAAGGGGAACGTGGTGGGTACCGGCGCGCTGGGAGCTGGGGCCAACCTAGGAGCCGTCGGCGCGACTCAGTATCTCTACGGGATCTTCCATGTCCTGGGCACCCCG